ATAATGGTATTAAACTATTTAGTTATGCAAAAGGTTGGACACAAGAAAGAAAACTCTTGCAATCTAAATCGAAACAAAGTAGACTTATCTCCGTTGTTTGTAAATAATTGAGGAATATGCGATGACTAGAGTGACAATTTTAGATCCATCAGATTTAACTAATGAGTGGTTATTAGCAAATCACAGGGAAATCCCCAGAGTTGTCAATGAGTTAATTGAACACCCTGAACGGTTGGTATTGAAAGATATTCCTAAGCAGTTTACATTGAATACAGGTCATGTTAAATTTTTTAGGAATAAGCTGTTGTACATTGCCAAATTACATCAGGCTACAATTGAGGAATGTAAGAAACGTGGTATCAACTACGATAAAGACATTGTTGTTAACCTTGATGATCTACCAGACCACATTAAGATGTTTTGTCTCAATGATTGGACACCTACCACAAGTGACCATTGTATCATCATTGAGAGGTTGCGTGAGCGATTTGCTTTACGTGGGAAAGCTTACCACATGACTAAAGATAATATTAAAACACGTATTGACTGTGACGAGAGTTTCAATGTATACTACGTCAATCATTTACAGAAGTATTTATAGGAGAATAATATGACTAAGCTTACTCGGTGGGAACGGATTGAGATAGAATATGAATACATGGTTAAATTGAATTTAGAATTAAACTCTAAACTAGAGTCTATCGTAAATGAATTCTGTGAACTAATGGACAATTCCCAAGGTGTAGCTGGTTTACATTTAAATGGTGATGTCGCTACTTGGAATTGGTTACGAAATAATAGTTGGTTATATGAATTAGATAAACATTTAGGAGAATAATATGTTATTTAAAATTGCTTTGACACTCTTTGTTATAGTTGTATTTATGTTAGTTGTTGGGGTATTAAGTGGTGCCTCAGATAAAACAAGTTCTACATATAATGCTATGTATTGTCGTGTAGGAGGTGTTATTCTGGCTTTGTGCATCTTATTTACAGCATTAGGTTTTATTGGATTAATTTGGTTATAAGGGGAAACACAATGCCAGAATTAAATATCAAAGAATTATCATCTCAACAAATTAAATCCTTGATTGCTTTACGTAAAGATGCTATTGTAGAAACTTCAAAAGAGCTTCAATCGTTATTAGATGAATTGAATGTGTTGGAATTAGAGTTGGAGGGTAGATTATAATGATTAGTCCAAGTTATGTAGATGGATTGGATTTACGTATTAAAGAATTGACACAATCTAATAAGGCTCTCACTACTGCGTTAGAGAAAGTGTCTGATTATAATTCAAGATTGGAGCGTCAATTGAGCGATGAGCGAATGAAAAATTTGCGGCTAGAAACAGATCGTGATGCTTGGGTTGCCACAATCGGACAAATGATTTATCTTATTGAAAGAGTATATGACTCATATAAAAATAATACAGGATATGAACCATCTCTCAGTGTATTCCATCGGGATTTAGATGAAGCATATAGATTTCTTGATAAAACCCCGAAACAATGCCTTGTAGAGATTAAGGCTGTTTCTGGTCGGGCTGGTTATGTTGAAGGCTATCTTGATGGATACAACGACAACGCCCTAGATGAGTTCAATCAAGATTCTTATGCTGATTTGTACGCAGCCAAAGTGCGCCAAGGTGGTGAGTGATGAATATCAAACAAGAACAAGAAATTATTACGGCTATTCAACATTTACAAGTATTGATTGATAAGAGTGGGATTAAATCTTGGGATAAAGAAAATATTCGAGAATCATTAGCTGATATTCAGCGAGTTTATATGGCTAAGATTGGATATGATTATATGAGATTGGTTGAACGAGGAGAAGGTGGTGAGTAAAGGAGCTTGGCAAGAATGGCTATCATCTTTACGAGAAGGTAAAAACCCTTGCTACCGTTGCCGGAAGAACGGTAGAGACAGGGCTGGCAATAACTACCACCACTATGGAGACGGTAAAGGTGGTCATTGCCATGCTTGCGGTTTTACACAGTTAAGTGATGATGAGAAAGCCCGACGAGGGGTTGATGATGTTTATGAAGACGAGGAGTATGAGGTAAACCTTATGGCAAAAGAATTCACACAAGAAGATCATGATAGCTTAAAGAAGATTACAACTTTTTCAGGGAAGAGCTATCGAGGTATTAGCGATGAGACTTACAAGTTTTATGCTGTCCGGCACGAATATTCCCAAGATACAGGGGAACTTTTACGTCAGTATTACCCAAATACATTAGCTAGTAATTTCATTAGTTATAAAGTTCGTGTATTACCTAAAGACTTCTATTCTCTAGGTGAGCTTGGTAATGATCTAGACCTTTTTGGTCAATGGAGATGGAAAGCTGGTGGTGGTAAATACATTGCTATTCTAGCTGGAGAAATTGATTGTCTATCAGCTTATGAAATGCTAAATAAGAAAGACAGTGGATACGGAGCTATCCCTTGTGTTTCTGCTGTGAACGGTGAATCAGGTAGCCACAAACAGATTCAAAAGCATTACGAATATTTTTCAACATTTGATCGCTGTGTAGTGATCTATGACAATGATGAAGCTGGTCAGGCTGCGGTTGAAAAGGTAGCAAAAGTATTACCAAAAGATAAAGTGTACGTGGTTAAACTTAACCTTAAAGATACTAACGAGTATTTAAAAGCTGGTCGGGAAAAAGAATGGGTCAATCTATTTTATCGTGCAGAGAAGTATACCCCTGCTGGTGTTATTAGTAGCAAGAATTTATACTCACAGATTCTTGAACGTGCTAACATTGATAAGATTACCTTACCGCCATTTATGACTAAGCTTGAAGATATGATGTGTGGTGGTATCCCATTAAAATCCATTGTATTTTTAACAGCAGCAAGTGGTCAAGGTAAGACCAGCTTTGTTAACGAGTTGGTACTACATTGGATATTTAATACAGGGTTCAAGGTAGGCGTATGTTCACTTGAATCGGATTGTGCTGAGTATGGTGAGAATTTATTATCTCGACATATTGGTAGAAAACTTGCACTTATTCGCAGCAAAGAAGAAAAGCAAGAATTCTTGACTAGAGAAGATATTCGTGATAAAGCATTTGAATTACTAGAAGATGAATTTGGTAATCCTCGGTTCTTCCTAAATGATGATCGCGGTGATTTCGGATCTATTCAATCTAAGATTGAACAAATGATTGTAGAATGTGGTTGTCAGATTATTGTTATCGATCCAGTAAGCGATGCACTTGCAGGTATGACTAACGAGCAAGTTGAGTTGTTTATGGGTTGGCAGAAGCAAATGACTAAATCCCATAATGTAACCTTTGTCAATATTGCACACACCAAGAAAATTGGTGGTAATGGTGGTAAGGAAGCTTCAGGTTCTACAGGTGCTATGATTACTGAGGAAAGTATCACAGGCTCTAGCAGTCAATATAAAAGTAGCTCTATTAATATTATCTTAGTCCGTAATAAGCTACATGAAGATCCGGTAGAGCGTAATTGCACTAAAGTGATCTTAGCTAAATGCCGTCACACAGGTATTACTGGGCCAGCTTGCGAGATTTTTTACGATTTAGAAACTCATACACTTTATGACAAAGAGTATTATTTTACACATATTAAGAAGGCAGAGTTTTAATGGCACTAAGATTTGCAAGCAGGAAACCCGTTTACGGGTTCGGTATAAATGATGCTGATTATCAAGTACGTTGTGCAGGAGAAGATGGTAAACTTGTAACTTGCCCTTATTATGAAAGGTGGCATAGCATGTTACGAAGATGCTACGGTGAAAAAGAGCTAGCTAGAAACCCAAGCTATAGAGGCGCTTCAGTATGTACCGAATGGTTGACTTTTTCTAACTTCAAAGCTTGGATGGAAAAGCAAGATTGGGAAGGGAAACATCTAGATAAAGATTTACTATGCAAAGGGAACAGGGTATACTGCTCACAGTTTTGCGTCTTTGTTTCTAAACTAACGAATACCTTCATACTAGATAGTTTACGGCAAAGAGGCAAGTATATGCTAGGGGTAAGTTGGCACAAGCGGGATGAAATTTTTACTGCTCAATGTAACAATACTTTTGCAGAAAACCGATTCCACAAAAGATTCCTTGGCTATTTTGAGACAGAGTTAGAAGCCCATCTAGCTTGGAAAGCTAAAAAGCATGAATATGCTTGTATTCTTGCTGATTTACAAGAGGATTCTAGGGTGGCAGCAGCTCTTAGAGAAATGTTTAAATAAGGGGGAAATTAAATGCAAGGTTGGGTATTCGATTATGAAGCTGATAATTTATATCTGCAAGCTAAAAACATTTGGTACGGTAAGTTTAAAAGCTTAGATGGTTCACGCTCTATGTCTGTTTACCCTTTCCGTGAGTCAGTAGAAGAAACTAAGAAGAAGATTATGGAATGGGTTCATAGTTTTCCAGATGGTAGTTTAGTAGTAGGGCAGAACCATTTAGGCTTCGACTTATGGTTACAGTGGCGTATGCTAGGGATAATCCCTAAAGTTGGTAAGCAGAGTAAGGATTGGATTGGTGATAAGCATGTTCAATTTATTGACACCTACGTTCTATCACAGTATCTTAACCCTGATGAAAAATCACACTCACTTGAGTATCTGGCTAGTGGCAGTGAAGATGAGAAAATGGATTTCCGCAAAGCTTTAATTGATCAAGGATTGATGGAAGATTCTGCACCTAAAGGTAAGGAATTTACTTTCTTCTCTGACGTGATGGTAAAGTATTGTGATGATGACGTCGATGCTACTTTAGGAGTATTCAATAAGCTTTGGAAGCAAGCTGAAGGTATGTACGGTGACAAGTGGGTTCACCCCTCCTTCCGTCAGCTACAAAAGGATTATTGGCTGTACTCTGCTCAGGCTTATACTGGCGCACCTTTTAATACAGGTAAAGCTAAGGCATTGATTAATGTTGCAGAGATTGAGATGCAGAAGTTACGGGAGGAAGTGGAGCCTCACTTACCACCCAGACCTTTGAAGTCTGCTGAAGAATCTTTCTATCGTATTCCAGCTAAACCTTTTAAGAAGAATGGAGAACTTAGTGCTACATTAGAGAAGTGGTTAGAGAAGCATAGTGCAGAGTTGATTAAGGAAGATGAAAAGTATTTCATTAAGGCTTACGATTTTATTGTTCCTTTAGTTTCCGGTGAAATTCTACCAGTTAAACTACCACTTGAGATTGATGATAATACTGAACTGAAACAATACTTCTTAGATAATGGATGGATACCTCACGATGACTTTTGGAATTTCAAGAAAGGTGAGGATGGTAAACCACTACGAGTAGACGGCAAGTTAGTTAAGACTACTCCTAAGATTGCACACCAAGGGAAGATTTGCCCTAACCTAGAGAAAGTTAATGGTGATATTCCTAAGAAGGTTGTTAAGTTTCTTTCTTACCGAAACCGATTAGGTGTTGTTACAGGGTGGGTGAATAATTGGCGTATGGAGTTTGATGGTAGGTTAAGTGCTGAGATTAGTGGCTACACCCCTACATTCAGGGTTAAACATAAAACCCTCACAAATTGCCCGAAGGCAGCTAAAGAGGTTCTACTAGGTGCTGAGATGCGAGATTTATTCTATGCACCAGAAGGTTACTGGTATATCGGCACTGATGCTGCTGCACTTGAAAATAGGACAGTTGCATCTTATACTACTAAGTATGATAATGGTAAGTTTGCAGACCTTGTATTGAACGGGGATAGCCATAGCTTCAACGCCTTTGCTTTCTTCCCTCATTTACACGACAAGTTTGATATTAATGATCCAACACTCAAGGATCATCCTGACTTTAAACCTTGGCGGAATAAGGCTAAAACTGGGGCGTATCTGCTAGCTTATGGTGGCGGTGTTGCTAAACTTGCAAGCAGTCTTGGTTTATCCAAGCAAGCTGCACAATCCGCTTATGATAACTACTGGAAGATGAATGAAGGTTTAGGTAAACTTAAAACTAATGTTGAAAAATACTACGATACGACAGGTAAAAAGAAATACATTCCGGCTTGGGATGGCCGATTATTATCTGCTCGTGGTAAGAATATTTTAATTAACTTAGCTGGTCAATCCTGTGGTGCTATTGCTATGAGTTTAGCCGCATGTATGATGGATAATACTTTAGGCGATTTGTTACTAGATGATTTAGGTAGACCTTATTATCTTTACAAAGGTAAAAAGGTTTTCCGTATTTCTCTTGTGCATGATGAATACTCTTGGATCGTTGAAGATGGCATTAACGAAGAAATTCGACAACTATCGGTTGACTGTATTATAAAAGCTGGTGTATACTTGAAACTTCCTTTACCTTTAGATGGTGAAGGGAAAATGAGCTTCGAGGGAAGCTGGCGAGATGTTCACTGATAAAATAAATAAAATTAGATGTTGACATATCCGAATAATCTGGTATAATCAGCATCTAAATTAAATGAGGAGAAAATAAATGTTCGATAAAATTAAAAATCTATTTACACCAAATAGTAATCATGCTACACTTGAGCAGACAAATATTACTAACTTGATTTCGTCACTAGAAGCTAATTATAATGCTTTGAGTAATAACCGATTCAATAATGTCAATGACCGTCAACGTAAGCTGAAAGTGATGACTAAGAGTTTGAGTGGCATGAGTAAACTACTTGACGTCGTGAATAGATTCAAGGTATAATCTTGACAGATTATCTAATTAAGTACATTATCAGATACGAGAGTATCTACTTTAACCATTTTATTAATAATATAGGAGACTATTAAATGTCTAAATTTAAGACTGATGTTGTGTATAAAGTTGTGAACGAAGCTAAAGCTGGTGGCTTAGAGACTGGTAATTTATACTTCATGAACGTACCTGTGACTTATGCTAAAGTATTAGCTCCGGCTAAGAAGTATCAGCAAGATGATACGGCATATCAACTGAACGTATTCATTGATGCAGCTACAATGACTAAGCTGGAAGAAATTGGTATTAACAAAGAGTTTGCTGAAGTGGGTGTCACCAAGATTAAGAAAGGTGCTAATCGTGGTAAGCTGAAATACTCTGCTGAAGTTGAAGCTAACGCTCCATACGTAGAAATGTTTGCTGCACAATTAGGTCGTGATACAGTTAAGCGTGATAAGAATGGGGTTGTAGTTAAAGAATATGCACCACTTAAATTACTAGATAAAGCTGGTCAACCATTTACTCAGGAAGTTGGTAATGGTAGTATCTGTAATGTTAAGTGCTTCGCTTATCGTAACACTGATGGTATGTTAGTTGTCATGGTCGATACTGTTGTAGTTGTGGAGCATGTAGCTTATAGTCGTAATGATGGTGAAGTGTTTGATGATGTACTTGGTATTGCTATCAAAACTGAATCTAAACCTGCTTCAGGTATTGAGGACTTCCCTACTGAAGAAGAGACTCCTGTTGCTAAGAAGCCAGCAACTAAACCTGCTCCAGTAGCTCAAGAAGAACTGGATGAAGACTCCATCCCGTTCTGATCTATCAATAAGTAAATAACAATTTGGCTGTGAAGATTAGTAACAGCCTTCTTTAAATTTTAATAGGAGATATTATGAATCAAGAAAAATTAGATTTACTTATCAAGCGATTAGAAGTCGAAGCTAAAGATTACGAACCGTTGAATGAGGATTTTAATGCCTATGAAGCATCGGGTGGTAATTTCGATGATGCTTTCTGGCAAGGATATGAACAAGGTTCAGCACAATTCGCAGTAGATTTATTACAATTTATTAAAGGAGAATAATTAATGTTACCAAATGATTTAGACAAGCGTAAGAAAGTAATTGAAGCATTAGAACGTGGTATCAACTTACTAAATGAAATTGAAATGCTTGAGTCAGATGTAGTTGACTTGGCTAATACACTACAAGATACGGAAGTTATGAAAGCTAAAGATTTCAAAAAACTTCTTGCTGCTAAATATGAAGGAGCGCAATTACTTCAGAAAGCACAAGAGAAAGTTGCAGATGTCGAAGATAGCCTAGCAGCCGTTGACATTCTGGATAAAATTAAATAATATACTAGGCTGCTACAGAAATGTAGTGGCCTTTTTATTTTGTAGAGGAGATAAATATGTATTGTGCTGTATTATTATTAGCTGATGGGACATATGATCGGGAGTTCTTAGATTATTTACCAACATCAAAAGATATTCGTGATTTAGAGGATGAGCATGTTTTATATGTATCTAACCCAAATAGATCTGGTTATGGAGAAGCTGTAAGAAAACCAGCCACTATTATTAACTTATTTAAAATTGGAGATAGTGATGAGTGAACAACAAAAATATGTATTACATTTAGAAAATAAAGTAAAGCAACTTGAATATCTTCTTGAACAAGAACGTATTAAATCATTCGGATTGAAACGGTTATTAGTGGAAGCAAGATTTCAATTACAACCATTGCTGAGTAAATTAGACAAAGTGAGGAAAGGAGAATGACTATCAAAGATGTACGTGGTATTGAAGCACAACTAAGAGACATTGTTGCATTTGCTGGAGGTGGTAAAGGTGCGTCAGAATTCTATGTTGGTACTGTAACTAAAATCAACCCTGCAACAATTACTATTGAATATGAAGCTTGTGGTTCATATTATAATAACGGATACAAGACTGGTAACTATAACTGTAATATTAATCGCAAAGAAGGTATGTTTGTTATTCTGGAGAGTTGTCAATGAAGTATGTTTTCCCTTGCGTAATGTTGATAGGTGGGATTGGATTGATGGCTTGTGGTGAAGCTTTGGTTGGTGTTATATTAGCTATCTATGCTGCTATAACTTATAGTGATGTATTGGAATTGGATAGAGAGGATAAAGAATGACATTTAAAGTAACAGAAGATGCGTCAGAGTGGGATAACACTACAATAATTGTCTTAGATGGCGATGAGATTTCCTATCAGGTAGCAGCAGCTTGTGAACAACGTGGGATTATTGTAACAAACAAAACTAATGAAGCTGAAGCAACATTCAAGACTAGAACACAACTGAAAGATTTCCTTTCTGGGTTAGAAGTTCCTGAAGGATTCTATGATGTGATTGACAGTCAAATTGCTGAACCAGCTAAGAATGCGTTCGCTACAGTTAAGGCTAAGATTCTCAATCTTAAAGAGAAGTTTAAAACTAACAATGTTGAAATTTATATGTCAGGGGAAGGTAACTACCGATTAGATTTACCATTACCTGAACGCTACAAATCAAACAGGAAAGATACACTTCGACCTTTGTTATTACAAGAAATTAGAGATTATTTAGTACAGTACCAAGGAGCAGTAATTGTTCAAGGTGATGAAGCTGACGCAGTATTAGCAGCACGTATGTACGATGGATATAAGACAGGTCAGAACATTATCTCTATTTCTGTAGATAAAGACCTACGTATTACATCAGGTACTTGCTATAATCCAGACAAAGATGAACTTCTTAAAGTAGATGGTTTCGGTGCATTATACAAAGATGATAAGGGTAAAGTGAGAGGTCATGGGCGTATGTTCCTCTACCACCAGCTTTTATGTGGGGACTCAGCCGATGGGTATGATCCACGTATTATTGTAAAAGCTATTACTGGTGCTACTCCTAAATTTGGTGAGGTTGCTTCTTTTAAATTATTATCTGAATGTAGCAACGATAAAGAAGCTTGGCAAGTTATCTACAACCAATACACTAAGTGGTTTGGTACAGAGGGATTTGAGTATACTGCTTGGAATGGTGCAACATATGTGGGTATGTATTTAGATGCGTTACAGATGATATTTGATTGTGCTTATATGAAGCGATTTGAGAATGATGACGTTTGTGTCAAATCAGTATTAAAGAAATATGGGATTATTGAATGATAAATCTTCCATTTGAACCTTGGGTGTGGTATCCTGAAATCTGGGCTACTAAGAGTAAATTTTATACTTGGCTTAGAGGCTCACTGAGAAACGCTGTGTGGAATAAATCACCAATAAAGATTACATTTAAGAATCAGGCTTGTTCAGCCCCTCCAGTAGATTATGCTGGTCGGGCTAAGTCTGGAGCTTATTGTGCTTTATCTGGTGAATGGGAAGGTAAAAGTAAGCTGGATGTTGACCATATGATCGGCAATGTATCTCTGAACAATGAAGAAGATATTCTTGATTTTATCAAGCACTTAATTCCTCCACCAAATAGTTTGCAATTAGTCACAAGAGAGTCGCACAAAATCAAGTCGTATGCCGAAAAAATGGGGATTAGTTATGAGGTTGCTTCCGCAGAGAAGAAGGCTATTCAGATTATCAAAGATAAAAGAGACAAAGAAGTGTTGCTTGAAGCAGGAATTACACCAGCATCTAATGCTAAAGCCCGTAGAGAGCAGTTACTTAAATTACTGAAGGAGAAACAAAATTGAAAATTAACAATGAATTATTAGAATTATCAGAACAAGATTTTACTGAGCTATTAGAAAGTGGCATGTTATATAAATTATACCCAGAACTAAAGGGTAATCTGTTTAATGTAGCTCAATTCACCGAAGCTAAAGAACAATACTTAACATCATTACGCGCACAACAATTAGCTTATGATATTTTTTATGAGCTTGCTGAAATGACAGCTTGTGACCCTGCCGAATTGTTTGAAGTGCTGGAAGATAATATTGAAGAATTAAATTTCGTTATTAATAATTCTGAAGTGTTTGATGTTGAATATGTTATGCAATCTATTCGTGACCAATTAAGCTAGGAGATATAAATGGTTAATGCTATTGTTAGAGATATTGGTGATTTGACTAATGCTGTAGAAGCTTTGATCGAGGAAGCCAAAGAAGATGCAATTGCTGATGCTATCAGTGATATGGAATTAAAAGTAGAAGAATTAGAAAACACTATCTGTGAACTTCGGGAGACTATTGCAGAATTACGTTCTGACTTAGATGACCGAGATGAAGAAATTGCAAACTTACATAAGGAGTTAATGGCTAATGACGATTGATATTCAAAAGAGTGAATTATTAGGTAATGCATTTAGTGCAAAGCAATTAGAGGTCATCAATGCTAAATTAGCTGGTGAATCTAGTCGTAGTATTGCTGAACGGTTGTTGGGTAGTAAGACTAAGAAGTCCTCAGTCAATAATCTCTACAATCGTTATCTTGAAATTATGGATGAAGAACAAGAGGAACAGGAAGAATTAGAAATTGAATCTGGTTATGACGCTGATCTTGATATTCTTGCAGCGAATCCAGATTTCAGTGTTAGTAATTTAGCTAAACGATTACGTGCCGCACAGAAAGCCAATACTCAGCTACGTAAAATTCAACGTGAAGTATTTGACACTGAAGTAATTGGGGATACCTTTTTAAACGCTCTAGATAAAGCGGTTGAGCGTTTAAATGTCTCAATATATCCTAAGTCTGTTATCACTAACACAAAGGCGCATAAACGTACACAGAAAGCTACAATGGAAATTCTATTCAGTGATATGCAGATTGGTAAACTTTGTGCTGATTTTAACACTGAAGTGGCAATTGAACGTATGATTAAATTTGTTACGGGTATAGTTGATTTACTAAATCATCCTGACTACGAGTTTGAACGTATCATCCTTGCATCATTAGGTGATATTGTAGAAGATAATATGAAGCATGGTGTAGGTAGCGCCAATGCTTGCGATACTGGCTTATCTGAGCAAATGGCAGATGCAATTGAATTGATTTGGTCAGAATTAATTAGTACACTTGCTTCTACTGGAATTAAAGTGGACGTCATGTGTATTGCTGGTAATCATGGTAGTTCCGCACACAAAGGTATGGATGTATACAAGGCTGGTCGTTACGCATATGACTACCCTATTTATAAGTCATTAGAGTTATTATCTAAGGCTGCTAAATTAGACAACGTAAATTTCATCATCCCAGAAGGTGTATTTGGTTACTTAAATATCTATGGTAATTATGTCATTTATGAGCATGGGTATTTTAACCAAGCTTCCGAGAAAGGCATGAATGACCAGATGAAGAAACGTGGGCAACAGATCAAGAAGCATGTAGAATATTATCGGCAAGGAGATAAGCATAACGTCCAGATGTATGATTGCGGCAAGATTGTACTGAATGGTGCATTCTTCGGTAATGATGTGAATGCCACGGAATATTCTGGTGTGTTAGGATTCAGTGCTATCCCTGCACAAGTTGTTATGATTCATACACCTGAAGAAAAGATTGGGCGTAATACGGTTAAAGAATTTCACGCAATTCAATTAGCCTAAAATAAATATCCATAAAGGGGTTGACATCAGCCCCTAATTTGATAAAATAGACGCTCAACAGAACAATTGAGGAGAGATTAAATGTTCAAAGTAGGCGATAAGGTTGTATGTGTTGATAATACAGACAATGAGGGTATTATTACTTTAGGTCAAACTTATACAATTGAATACATTAATGACAATATATGTAATATTGAAGAAAGACCAGAGTATGATTGGTTTCTAACTCGCTTCCAGTTAGCTTTAGACATTGACCCATTAGTAGAAATCCATCAAAGCGAATATTCAGCACTTATTGATGAAATTAATCTACTTCAGGAATTGTTATCCGAAGCTAATATTAAGTTGGCTGGATTAGAATCAAAACCATCTGAAGAATTTAAACCCGTATCTGAATATACTATGGAAGATTGGAGTCAGGCACTTCGCAATAATTGGGAGTTTGAGTGTCGTGGTGGAAATATAGTGACCATCCAAGGGCTAGATGGACATGCTGACGACAGCAGACCTGTACTGTGTTCAGTAGGTTGGTATCACAACCTTAACGGGATGTGGGACGAAAGTACAGGTGTTGACAATGACGACATTATTAAACGAATTAAATGAGGAGAATAAAATGAACACAAAACAATTTATCAAAGATGCGATCCGCACAGAATCACCAAATTTCTTTGCACCAAATCAACGAGTATTACATGCTGCTATTGGTTGTGTAACTGAATCAGGTGAGATGTTAGACGCTTTGAAAAAGAGTATCTTCTACGGTAAACCACTAGATGTAGTAAATGTCAAAGAAGAAGCTGGAGATTTATTGTGGTATCTTGCTATCTTATTTGACGAATTAGATACAGACTTTGAAACTGAAATGACACGAGTTATTAATAAGCTTAAAGCTCGCTTCCCTGATAAGTTTACAGAAGATAACGCATTCAATCGAGATTTATCTACTGAACGTAAAGTATTGGAGAATAAATAATGTTAGAACAACAAGAAGTAAAAGTATATAAGTTTAGCTACTTACATTCAAATCATGCTGTATTCAAAGGTGAAATCAAAGCTACATCAATCGAGAACTTACACACTCAAGCATTAAGTTTATTGAGTCAAAGATTTCGACGTAACTTACCTTTAGATGGTATTCACGGTAAGATGGTATTTACATTGGTTGAGGAGATTGTATAATGCAAAAAGTAAATATGGCAGATGAGATTATTGATTTATTAATTTTATGTGGTGTAACACCAGAACAAGTTATTAACAAAGGTGCTGATGATTTAGTTGAATGGATGGATTCTGCACACAAAATGTTATGTGGATTTATTTTAGGCAAGCATCGGGACATTGACAGTATTCCAGATAATGAAACATTTGAAGATATTGCTAAAGAAGTTATTAGTAAATTAAGCAAGGAGTAGTAGTTTGACAACACATTTTAAAGATAAGATTTTTGTTCGCCCTATTGGTATCACAATGCCACTATTATCAAACATTCCAGACAGCGAAGGTTTGATTAGTTATTTAGCACGTATCAGTAACCCAGATAATCAAATGAACTTTGAAACAGCAGATAAATTATTAGCATATTGCGCCCGTAATTCTCATTGGTCTGTTTTTGATATGGTGAACTTGGTTATTGAGATTAAAGCCCCACGAGACATTTGCCGTCAAGTATTGCGACATTCTTCTATGAAGTTTCAAGAGTATAGTCAACGGTATGCTGATGTTGGGGAGGATATGTTCTGCTTACGAGACTTACGTAAACAAGATACTAAGAATCGTCAGAATAGTCTTGCAGGTGCTTACACTGATGAGCAAGTAGCTGAGTGGTATGCTGACCAAGAAGAAGTATTGGCACTAGTTCAATCTAAGATTGGTAAGTGGCGAGCTAAAGGTGTAGATGCTGCTAAAGAATGTACTCGTGTATTCTTACCAGAAGGTCTTACAATGTCAAGTATGAGTGCTAATGGTACAGTGCGTAGTTGGATTCATTATACTGGATTACGTACAGAACGGGGTGTTACTCAAGACGAACATTGTGATATTGCAGATGCTTGTAAAGAAGCGCTAATGACCTATTTTCCAACATTAGGTATGGTTCTCAAGGAGCAACATAAATGAAAATGGATAATTTACCAGAAATCAATGAGACTTGGTATGATCCCAATTATGTTGTATGTATGCTAGACATTACTAGCACCCTTGCATTCAAAGAAGGATTATGTGATACTGAAGATGAGAAAATTCTGAAAGCTATCTTACATTTATTTGGTGTAGATGTTAATCGGAATATTACAGAAGTATTATTAGATAAAGATGCTTCTGTACGTAGTAACATTACCGGATTAATTCAGAAAGGTGGAGTTATCTTTCAGGGGTATGAGCGTAAAGATGTTGCATGGAAGAAGCAAGGATTGAAAATCACTCAAGACTATTTATTTGGTTATAAGTTTGATGAATTTAAGAAGATTGTAAAAGGAGAATAATATGTTCGTAGTTCCTGATGGATTGGTTGTATTTAGCAAAACAGTTTGCCCTAAGTGTGTAACTGTTAAGAATCAATTTAAAGCTGAAGGTAAAGACTTCACTGAAATTAAAGTAGATGAGAATCAAGACGCATATCATTTTCTAGTGTCTAGTGGATTCCGTAGTGTCCCTGTAGTATTTCAAGATGGGGTGATCGTATGACCATCTCTACTGTAACAAAGCGTAATGGGGATGTAGTACCATTTGACGTGAACAAGTTCAATCGTTGGGCTGAATATGCTGCTGAAGTTGGAGGTAATTGGTCTGAGATTGCAATTGAAACATATAAAGCTCTGAATGAAGGAATGTCAACACAAGATATTCATCAGACAATGACGGACGTTTGTGTAAACAAAGCAACATTAGAACATAGTCGCATTGCCAGTCGTTTGGAGTTTGCAACCATCCGTAAGAATATGCAGTATGTATTTGGTTTGGATGACCGAGCATCAATTAAAGATATTCTACAAGCTTATGAAGACTTTGATGTATGGGATAGCGACTATGTTCCACCATATAACCCTGTATGGGAGGACTGGTATGCTGAATTAAAGCAAACTCGATTAGAGTATTGGCAAGTTAAACAATGGACTGACAAATATGCTTGTAAGGTTGATGAGGTAGTTATTGAAACTCCACACTTAGGTTACTTTGGTATTTCATTAGCGTTGTTTGGTGATACCGATAAAGCTCGTAAATATATGTTAGCTTTAGTTGAGGGTAAGGTGAATCTACCTACACCAGCACTGAATGGTCTACGTAACGGGGACTGGGATACTATTAGTTGCTGTGTGATCTCCGGTGGTGATACTACTAAGTCAATTGGTGTTGCTAATCATATTGCCTATGAGATGACAGCGAAGAAAGCTGGTATCGGTATTGAGCTAACTACTCGTACAAAAGGTGATAAGGTTAAGAATGGTAGGGTAGAACATTTAGGTTTACATCCACTATACAAACAGATTAATGGTAATGTTAAAGCTTTAACTCAGATTACTCGTGGAGGTAATGCAACAATTACAGTGCAAGCCATTAATCCAGAAGTGACGGATGTATTTCAATGGAAGTCACCGCTAACTGACTTTGAGACTCGCATTGATAAACTAGATTATTCATTTGCATACAATCGTGCATTTGTTGATGCGGTAGTGAAAGATACAGATTGGTATATGTTTAGTTACGGAGATGCACCAGAATTATATAAATCCTTCTATAAGGATGATACCGAAGCATTCAATAAACAAGTAAGTAAACTGTTGAAGAAAGGTGTAAAACATAAAGTCTTAAAGGCTCGTGAGATTCTGAAAAAGTTCCTCACTATTCGTCAAGAGACTGGTAGAGTATACGATATTGACGTTACTCGTGCTAACCAGCATACACCTTTTGAAGATACTATTGTTCAATCCAATCTGTGTTAATTCAATGGCACAGAATAAACCTCTTGAAAACGGTGGATACCTTGTATAGATAATGTAACCTCACTACGGTCGGGTAAAGTTAAATGATATGTAAGGCAATACCGTGGGAAGCTTTAAATTGCTAAAGGCGATTCTAAAGAACCTGTAACGACTATCGAGGCGACTGCTTAGGCGGTAACGTAGTAGAGTAGCTACAAGCGTAGCGAAGCGGGAGGATAAGCCTTAGTGCTTATATGATATAGTCTGAGCTATATGGTGACATATAGATGCGGGTAAAGCCGCTGGCAGAGAGTTGCGAACTCTGTTGAACACAACTGATGGAAATACAATTGCCAACAAAAGCTTATGTAAGTATGGATGATTTATTATCCAATAACTCTAAAGGTGAGACAGCTTTCTGTTCATTGTCTGGTATTGTTGTTGGTAAGGTTAGTGATGAAGAATATGAAGAAATTGCAGAGTTGGTATTAGAGGCGATTGATATTATGATTGACCGCGCACCAATGATGACCAAAGCAATGAAGAAAGATATTCTTGAACGTAGAAGTGTTGGTGTAGGTATCGTGGGTTTGGCAGTAGACTTATATAATAACAACCTTGATTTTGATGGCTCTAGTGCGTCTGTAGAGCGAGTAGCTTATGTAGCTGAACGCCACTACTACTATTTACTCAAAGCCTCCCAGAAGCTTGCTGAGACTTCTGGAATTAGTGTTAAAGGTATTAAACAAGATTGGCTACCGATTGATACCGCAGTCAATAAACCTAAGCTTAATTTTGATTGGGAATCACTGCGAGGGAAGCCACGTAAACATAGTGTACTCGTTGCCCACATGCCCACAGAATCTAGTAGTTTGTTGAGCAATACACCTAACGGATTGTATGCTCCTAGACAGAAGATTGTCACTAAGAAATCTCGTAAAGGTTTGGTACAATTCATTTGTCAAGAGTTTATAGAAGGTAAACATTTAACAGCTTGGGATGTTGACACAGTTCATATGTCAGAGTATTATGGTGTTGTTCAAGACTTTACTGACCAAGCAATTAGTTGTGACAGTTGGGTAGTACCGGAGAATTATCCTGATGATAAAGTACCTCTGTCTACTTTAATGAAACAATGGATTACTCATGTTAAGTTTGGTAACAAGACTAAATACTATGTGAACACTCGCCCTAAACGTGCTAAGACTATCCATTCGGATGTTTCTGTAGAAGCTGAAGAAGACGGATGCGTCAGTTGTAAATTATAAGGGGCTTATTGCCCCTTTTTTATTTGGAGAAAATATATGCTCAATGAAAACATTATTAACATGAATAATCAAGGCTACCTCACAGGTAAATACCCATTATTCTTAGGTGAGAAACTTGGTCTGTTTGATACAGTGAATGTAGCTTATCCTGAGATTGAAGAATTGTACCAGCAGCAATTCTCACAGCGTTGGAGTGAGTTTGAGTTTGACCTTACTCAAGATAAGATGGACATGCAACGCCTACCATCTGAAGTAACTGACCTAATGAAAGAAACTATTATGTGGCAGTTCCTTGCTGATAGTATTGCAGCTAAGAGTATTACTGAACTACTAATACCTTATTGCACTAATAGCGAGTTAGCAGGAATGTTGACAATTCAAGGATTCTTCGAGGTTATACATAGTCGTACATATAGTCATATCGTAAAGCAGACTATCCCTAACCCGCAGCAATTACTTAGAGATACCTACACTAACATTGAGGCTATTAAACGCTCTAAGGTGATTGGGGACGCTTTTAGACAGCTATACCAATTAGATGAATCGAGCAGTCGTAAAGATAAGATGAAAGCTTTACTTAAAGTTATGTTTGCTTTGATGGCATTTGAAGGAATTAGCTTCCAAGCTTCTTTTGCTGTGACATTTGGTATTGCCGAGACAGATGTATATCAAGGTATTGCAGGATTAGTAGGGTTGATTTGTGCTGATGAGCTACTACATGCTCGTATGGATCATACAGTGATTAAAATTCTATTGCGCGACCCTGAATGGTATGAAGTATTCTTAGAAATTAAAGCGGAAGTAGAAGCGATTCTAAATGCTGTTGTTGAACAGGAAGGTAAATGGACAGACCACCTATTCAGTAATGGTCGTAAAGTTGTAGGATTATCGCCAACACTTTTGAAAGAGTTTGTTGCTTATATGGCTACCCCTTTGTATAAGTCATTTGGGTTACAGGCTAATTTTAACTTTGTAGATAAAAATCCATTACCATATATGAATAAATACCTTACTTCTGGTGTTATCCAATCTGCTGCACAAGAGGTACAATTAACGGATTATAATGTAGGTGCAATTGTTGATGACACAGACAACTTAGATTTATCATTCTGATAACTAGCCCTCTAACGAGGGCTTTTTATTGCTTGCAATATACTTAAAATAAATATTGACAACCAATAAATATCCTAGTAGTATGTACCACATCGAAACAAATGAGGAAATTATATGAATACAAATCTAATCCCAGATTTACCATTTAAGTTTAAAAGTCTTGAAGGTTATATCTGGACAGCAACAGAAAAATATGTTGGAGGGGATGGGTGGGTAATGTACCGTAGTGTGAGAGATAAAGATGGATTTACTCTCAATATACCTGTAATAAAGATGATGATGAACTTAAACTCAGGCCATTGGCAAATTGTTAAAACCGCTAAAGAGGAATTAGATGATATTCTTAAGAATGAAGGTCAACGTGCCTTGGATTATTTAAAGGAGAAATATATGAATGAAATGCCTAAATTAGTTGCTGGTAAACATTGGGTAGTTGTAGAGAATGAAGGTTATGGTGGTATTGGATTAGTTGTTATTAATGGTATGATCCAATATATACAAAAGGAAGATGGTAAACCTTGTTATGGTTATGATATTGTGGAGGAAATATTAGATTACATTGCAGAAGTCCGAGAGATTGACAACCCTCCGAACTTTAAATCAGCAAGAGTAATTTGGAAAAAAGTAGACCAAAAACAATTAGCAATCCAAAAGGAATTAGAATTTGCTAAAGCTAAAGCTGAACGATTAGCAGCACATATCTCTGTGTTGGAATCTAAGCTCAAGTAATACAAATAAATAAGCCCGCTAAATGCGGGCTTTTCTTTATCTAAAATAATTTATTTCCCACTAGCCAATCTAATGATCATAAAACTAACATCATATAGACTCCAGTTACCAGCTACAGCATTAAACTTAACTTCTAATCCATTTGTAAATACATCTTGACCAATGAATACAGGAACTGACGCAGATACAAATTGTTCTTGGTTAGCGGCTTTAGGGATAGCAATAGATACAGCATTGATAGGATTGAATGCTACACTCGGAGATTCAATTAGAATATCACCATGAGAGTTCTGTAAGCTTGATTTAGCTTTAAATCGTATCTCTGCTAGGAATACGTCATTGATAGTTGTTGGTGTAAACTTCTGCAAAGCATAATTATAATTAACTACTAACCCTCTACCTGCTGTATAAATAATATCTTGAGGTTGGAATGTTATCTTAGATGTAACACCAGCGTTTATTAATAGTGGACTTGCTGACGTATAGTTACCTAATTGCAAAAATGACCAATCTCCGATAGATACTAAATGTTCCACTGATTCTGTTACACCACTACGTCTGTCTGTTATTGAATCCAACATTGGAAATATATTCATATTCATTCCTTATAATTTACATACAAAAAAGCCCTCACAAGGAGGGCTAATATTAATTATCTTGTATTAGAGTAAATACAGCAACTTCATCAATTGTCCTACCACCTACAGTATTGTAGGTCATAGTAACTCTTTCCCTAGCGCCAGCATTACCACCAGTCACCCATAGGATGATTGCTCTACCTACAGGATACTCAATACCATTACTATCTGTAATTACACCAGTATTAACACTACAAGATTGGATAGTTAAACCACCCAACCCATCTGTAATATAAGAGACATTTGCGATATTATCATCAACATTACGAATAAAAACGTAATCTAATGTCTCATTGACATCTTTCGTAATGTAAATCATAAATGTCCTTAGATGTCGAACAGACCAGCAGTAGTGTTAACTTGGAAAGTAGAGTTGGTAGAGCTAACGGTGGCTGATCCAGAAGCGTTGTCTAAATCGCAGTAACCAATCAATTGGTCAGTACCAGTTAATGCCCCACCTGCACGTTTAACGATGGCTAAATACTTACCAGTAACTGTTACGTTAGCACCAAAGTTGATGTCATCACAATCCCAAAGAATTGTAGCACCTGAACGAGCAGAAGTCTTGTTAGACAACGCAACCGGAGCGTAGTTAGTACCAGTTACGTGCTGTGCTGATACTTCTGACCATGTAACATGAGTAGCAGCAGGAGTGTAACCACTACCTAACAATACAGCTACAATAGTATCAGTAGCCCAAGTAATTTGAGTACCGTTGTCAGTAAGTAAAGCTTCTTTACCAGCGTTATATAATGTAAAATTTCCAACAGCCATTATTGGCTCCTTATTTATCAGTTAAAGTGTAAAATGTTTTACGGGGTTTCATTATGTTGTAAGAACTTCTTTCAGTCATAGTGAATATCTGTTCAGAGGGGTATATTATTTTTGTATTAATTAGACGTAGTTTTTTACCATCTAGGACTAAGGTACTACTAAGCAATGTGTCATCAAAACCCGAAGCGATACCTAATTGGAGAGCATTACCTATCGCTTTAGAAGGTAACAGTTCAGTATTAAACCCTAAGTGGACAGATAACACAGGCTGTGTGGGGTTTAGTGTATACTTAGATATATTACCAAAGAAGGGTATTTCAGACATAACGTCTAACACTAATTGCTTATTACTTATAGGAATACTAGTCTTATTCATTAAAGATAAAGCACTAGCTAATATAGTTTCAGGCTTAGTGTTAAGCGCCATAGTGGATTTATATAATGCAGAGTTAAAACCAACATTTAAGGTTAAAGGTTTGTTTCCTACATTATATACCATCTTATTTAATTGTGCAAGAGTTCCAACAGAAATATTTTCATTTTTATATGAAATATTTAATGTATTCTTACCTACATTAGACGTATAACCTAAAGATATTGTAGGTGTTTTAGTAGAGATAACCCTTGTGGATTTACCCACAGTGAGTAGTCTGCCCAATCGAACACTTTGTTGTTTACTAGCTAATGTAATACTACCTTTACCTATTGTACCTACGAATGGTGTATTAGTAGTAACTGTAACAGATAGTTGTTGAGGATCTACGACTAAAGATGATTTGTTTAATGTAAGAATGAGAGGTACTTGAGTAGTACCCCACCATTCATTATTGATAATAACACCATCTTGTGTTTTAGAATAGAAGTTCTTTACTAATATGTTACCGGAAGGAAACTTACGCCACAAACTAGTCATTTCAATTTCCTTCTATCTAATACTATCCATTTACTATTTCTAGCTGGAATTCTGGGATACCTGTTGCCGTACTATCTGATTGGATAACAAATCTCAATGCAGAGTTATCAAATATTTGAGGCATACCAGTTTTAGTAAAGTCGTGTGCATCGCCGTCGTTATTGATACGCACCCGACCTTGCCACAATCTACGCATCACGTGTACGTTAAACGTACCAGCAGTAGCTACAGATGGTGTGATAGATTCAATCTTCTGTACACCTGTATCGCCAGATTGTAAAGGTAACATAGCCATGCGTCCAACAATCAGTGCAGCACCAGTGGCGAATGTGCCAGTTGTACGACCAGTTACACCATCTTGGTTAGTGTAAGTAACCGCTACTGATAAGTTACCTGTAAATGCCGTAACAGCCTCGATCCAAATCTCAGTATTCGTAAAGTCTGTACCACCTAGTACACGAGAAGCATAACTAGGTTGACTAGATAATGTTGTAGTGGCTGCGGTAAATGGGATAGCACCAACACTATACAAACAGTCGAATATTGTCATACGACAAGCAACAGAATTACCAAATTGAATATTACTAATATAACCTAAGTTAGCACCGAATGATGTTATCGTTGGATAACCAGCAACGGCATCTGTTGGTACGACACCTGTCGTGGTGTTACCAATCGCTAACGCACCTGCTGCGGGATTACCAGCTAAGTCAAATACACTAAATGGAATAGCTGCTACAGATGTACGTGAAGCTGTTTTGAGATATGTAAGTCGTTGTGAGTTTGCTGCAATTAAACCATCTAGTGATGTTATTGCCATGAGTTATCTCCTCATAATAAATATGTTTAATTCACTAGGTAAGGTGAATATACGTCTACTAGGTACTGTTGGGTATATAATTTCACCAATAGTGAAGAATTTACCATTTAGTATCAGTGTACGCTTCTGTATCTCTAGTGACTGACCTCTGATAGCATTTAATTGCTTCCCAGAGAGTTGTAGAGGGGTTTTATTGATTGACCCAACAAAAGGTATTACTGTACCAGCAACTACGCTCAGCGGCTTTCCTACAGCGTTTAAATTAGACTTGTTCATATTCCCAATGAAAGGAATAGAAGTACCGCTAATCAGAGATAGTAATTTTTGTTGGATAATTAAATGTGTTAGAGGTACGCCACTGACGTAGCCAGCTAGTATATCTTCTTGCTTACCATTAACTAATATAGATTGTTTGTTGACACTAGAATTGAATCCAGTTGCAACACCTAATTGTTTGGTACTAACTATCAATGAAGCCTTATTCAATACACCCGTAAATGGAACTGATGTACCGGAAGTAACACTTAATTGTTTAGTAGCGATTGGATAATTTAGTTTAGATACATTAGCACTGAATGGAATGGATAAACTTAATAGCTTATTATTTAAAGCTAAAGTCGATTTATTCAATGATCCAATAAACGGGATAGCTGTACCAGCGATCAATGTTAATTGTTTAAAATCAGCAGGGAGTGTATTTTTAACTACTGTAGTATTAACACCAGCGCTAGCTTGTTCTTGCTTAGATGTTACAGTTAAAGATTGTTTACCAATCCCTAATGTTAAACCTAATGAACTATCTAACTGTTTAGATTGAACGGTTAAACTAGACTTACCTATGGATAATGTTAGTCCTAGTGAATTAGATAATTGTTTGGGTGCTAAAGATAAGCTAGACTTATCACTAGACAACACATTGCCATTGTTTATTGATAATTGTTCTGGACTAAGAGACAGTGTACCTTTATTTATTGTTACATTAACTGAACCAGAAGGCGGTGCAGCAACAACCTCATAGGGTACACCATACGGGAGACTACCGTAAAATGTTATACCATACACATTTAGCCTCCAAATTTAATATTGTACAATTCCTGCAATCTTTCGTAGTTACCTTCATTTGGTAACGCTTGTACTAATTGTCTAGCTTTGTGACGTAACCCAACATAATATGCACTAGCGTTACTAAAAGCAATTGAATCTCTGATAACTCTGGTAGCTAACTCCGCTACTGTAATACCACGCTGACTTGC